CAAAGCAAACAAAGGTACTGTGTCAATCATAAATCCAGTCAATACGATAACTTGTTTTCCAACTGCTGATGTCTTATCTTCAACAGTTACAGTCAATGACATCTCTGGTAACACACCAGTATTTTTATAATTTTCCAGAACATCAGATACCCAAATTGATGATACTAAGTAACCGTTGATTGTTCCAGTTCCCTCTACTGATGTGACTTTCGATCCTTTAAATCGTGTGCCCAATCGTTGCACATCTTCTTTGTTAAAATCAACTTGTGCCGACACTTCTGTTGCTTCAATGAAAGGATAATTTTTTCCGTCAATTTTAACAACGACCATGCCTTCTTTTGAGTTGATCGTGTCCTGTTGATTTAGAATAACTTGATTAGCCATCTATTGCCTCCTTAATTTACATATACTGTCATGTATAGCTTTTCCATCGCATCAGTAGGTTGCACGTTAATCGAAACAACGACACTGTCTTTATTGTTACCTTGAGAGACAATGATGTCGTCTGTGATAAAGTTTTCAACTGCACCCTGCGCTTGTAACTGTGCCAGATATTCAGCACGATTTGCTTTAAACAAATCACGACCTGTTGCATTATTGGTCACTTGTCCAATGAAATTATCTTCCCATGTTTCACGAGTATTATTGGCGATTGCGTCTAATACGCGCAAGACACGGTTCTTTGAGAATTCATTACCTTTAGTGTTTGTAAACGTGTGTAGCGTGTTAATGTCCACTAACACTCTCACAAGATTACGTGATGCATCAAATACAAGTTGACCAGATTGCACTGCTGATATTTGGGCTTCTTCATTCAATCGTGGCACCACATCTACTCCGCCAGGAACAGTTTTGTATGTCAATGATCGATTTATAGCTGCTGCCGCGGTAACTCCAGCAAACCAACCTGCCATAATTGATGTGTTATATACTTGACCGGTCGCCATTTTCACACCGTTTGCAATAACAATCACACCTTCATGATCAGGATCGTAACCCTCAATAGCAGGAATAACTGCTTGTACCTTACGTCCTTGGTTATCACGCAATCGTATTGCGGTTGAAGCTAGTAAAGTATGAATTCCCGCCTCGTTATCGGACATTGGTGCAACAATCGTGTTATATTCATACGTTTCAGCTGCCATGATAAAGTCATCAAGTGAACCAACTGTATCCGTTGTGCCACCAGCCATTGTTACGGTAACCCCTGTGACCAATTCTGCTAATTTTGATGCCCCATTATCATTAACATCATCTGATTTCACTGTTGGAATAATGTAACTATTGGCAACTAATTCGGACGCTGTCGCAACTGTTTGAACATTAACAACTTGAGTAGCTAACAATGTTTTAACAATAAAACGTCCAGCTTTGCTTGGATCTGGCGCAATAGACACACTGATTGTGTTGCCCGTTTGACCTGGATGCTTAGCTGTAAATGACCACGGCAAAATTGTTAACGTACCAGTCGAAGCAGTACCACCATTAAAATTATAAACATATGCTGTGCGTGCATTAAGTAAGACTTGTTTCAATCCAAGTAGTGCTGGGGCATCAATCGTAACACCAAACAGTGCGAGAAAATCAGATGATTGATTAACCTCAACAACACCATTTTGACCCCAGTCAAGTCCACTAATTGTTGTCATGACAACACCATTAACATCATCTACTGATGTTGTTGATGTCTTTTTAGAATAAATATCAACATATGCACCAGGCAATGTCTTGTTTTGTGAAGCCCACGTTCCTCCTGCCATTTTTAAATGACCTCCTTTTTAAAATATTTTTCCAGAATACATCCAAGCATCAACTGCTTGAAGCGCTTCTTTATACGTATAAGTGCGTCCTTTTTTTAGCGCAATTAAAAAATAGTCATGCTGTCTACCACTGATTAGATCAAGTAACTCGAACTTAGTATAGTACGGCTCTTGTCGTACCGGTACTGGCACTGGCGTTGGTTCTTGCACTGGTTCAGTCGTTAAATTTTCTTCCTGATCCGGAATCAATGTCACTAATTCGGCTTTGGTCGCGGACGTGTTATAAACAATACTATTGGCGTCTAAATATGCCTTAATTTCAGCAACTGTATTATCAGCTGTTGGTCTTACTGTCGTTTCAGCCATTCTTCATTCCTCCTATATAATCTAGTGATTGTTCAAACAGTTCATCGAAATCGCCACGAACACGTGTCCTAACGTCAAACGTATAGTGCAGTATTTCGTCAGTTATATTCAATTCACTATTGATCACTGCTGCGTAATTTGGTTCAATTGTTCTCATATTGGCCATCAACCACTCAGACATGTTGTCCATATCTTCGCGAGATCGCACAGGATTTGGAAAGTACGCTACGTCAAACGCGTAACGCCGCCTATCATATCCATTTGGCTCGCCATTGATTGACACACTACCACGTGTGACTGCGAATGATGGTTCAGTGAAGCCAGATGGTATTTTCTCGCGATACACTGGAATATCTGGTAGTTTCTCATGCAAAGTGCCAATGATCAATGATGTCACATCTTCTGCCATACTAGTCCTCCAGTAAATTCTCGATTGCTTTGAGAAATTTTTTGCCAACGAGGTTTTCCCAGTTGTTGTCTATTTCTCGTAAAGAATCCCGAAGCATAAAAATCCCTGACTGATAACCAACTGTGCGACCGCCACGGACAATACGGTGACCATTTTCAATGAATGGTGCGTACTCTATATTATTAAAAACATCAATTAAAAAAACACCAGCGTGTTGTTTCGCCCCACTAGCTTGCCAATTACGACGCAGTGTTCCTTGATCGACCGGTGTTTTTTGTTTAACTTTTCGAATGACCACACCAGCAGTTTTAGTCAATGCGTCCTGCACTTCAGTTGCAATTTGTTTACCTTTTATTTTGTTCTCAAATTCCGAGATAAACGCGTCAAAATCACTCGTGTCGAATTTACCAAAACTAGCACTCATAACTTCACCGTTGCTTTCTCATCACGAATCATAGTGACTTCCTGATGGCTAGCGTATGCTGTATATCCGGCAGATGAACGCTTGTAACGCGTCGTATTTCCATTGACATCAGTTACGTCTAAAATGGCACCAGCAGGGACAGAAACGCCATTTTCAAGAAATAATTTAACATCATATGCATCAGTACCAAATTGGCCATCATCACTTGATTGTTGATTATTTAATGATAGTTTGCATGCTAAATTAGAAACAATTAAAGCATCCTTTATCTCTGTTGCACCATTTCTAATAACCGGTTTTGCCCCATATATTGTCACACGGTCGCGATACAATCTGGATAATGTTGAACTTGCTGCTTTAAAGGGATAAACCGTCATAATCCCACCCCCGAATGCGACGATAACGAATTAATAATATCTTAAAATCGTCATCAACAAATGACACATTACTCAAGGATTGCAACGCTTGCTGTGGACTACCATAATTAATTTGAGTGTCTCCCTCTTTAATGCTAGTAACTGCACCAGCTCGACGTTCATCATCTGTCATAAATACGCCAGCTTCGCTAAACCAACCTGTTAATTTCAGCAACAATGTTGTGTCGAACTCTTCAGGCAACTCCTCTGATGGCATATTCGTAAACGCCACGACTTCATCAATGATCCGACTAACTGCCGTTTTCAAGATTAAATCATACATATCTTGTGCCACGTTTACTGGCTTAGGTTGCAATATTTTAAGATTTTTAATCAATTCATTTAGTCGCGGATATGCCATATTATGCCTCCAATAACGCTAACAACTCTGTCTTAGTTGCTTTAGCTGGGTATTCAATATTTTTGGCGGCAAGCGCTTCTTTAATTTCAGCAACCGTCTTGTTATCTTTACCAGTCTCGTCTGGTATGTCATCATCACCCACTTCTGTTGAAATGTACCCCAAGTCGGTTAACTTTTTCACACGCTCAGCCGGTGAATTTTCAGGATATTCACTACCGGAAATGTGTACAACTCTTGTGTGAATGTCTCGAAAACTTTGTAATACTGTATAAGCCATTTTTACCTCCTCTAATTACACAGTCGGTGTCAACTTATGTTGCAAAGCCACAACACCGATGTTTTTTGAGTCATAAACTGATTCCCAGTTACCAACTGTTGCCATTTCAGCGTTGGATGGCGTAGCACCAGCCACAGTCGTTGACTTGAACTTCACGCCGTATGGATGCATCGTGAATGCACGGCGAGTGAAGACCCGATCGTTACCAGCAGCTGCATCACGATCCTTTTCAAACGTTGTCATTTGTGATGGTGTACCTGATGTACGTCCAAATGAACCAGAAGCCAACAAATATGTGTTGTATAAACCATCAGTCGGCACTAATGCATCATCAACAATGACACGGTAACCAAGATATGTTGGAATTTGTACTTGTGACTGTGATGCTGGAATGAATTGGATCAAGTTTTGCTTTTGCAAATCTGTGTAGACAGCTGAATGCATGACCAACAATGACAACTTATCAGCAGCATCGCCTAACAATTGTTTTGTGTCTAACACTGCAGCTGCATCAATAGAAGCTGCAGTGGCATTCAAATGGTCTGTTTCCCCAGTAGTAAGTGCGCCGTTAGTTCCAAATAAACCAGCCAATGTGGATGTCAACACTTTTTGTTCTTGGCGAATCCAATATGAACCAATCTTGTTCATCAATGATCCCATTGGGTCCGAACCTGACATTACTGCTGCCAATTCATTAACAGACCAACCGCGTCCACGATACATGACGGCTGCAATATCTTGTCCAGCTACGATTTTATCAGTTGACAATGAGTCACTATCAGAAAGCACCTCATCTTCTCCAGATAAATCATTCCAGTAAGGCATATGAACTAGTGTCCCACCTGCTTGAATATTTGCAGCAACACGTGCATCTGCTACCGCTACCCCTGATTGGATAAGTGCAGAATTTTCTGTTGAATATTGTTCCATGTATTGATTAAATACTTCTGGCGTTACTACGTCGATAATTTTTGTATTAGCGTTAGGCATTTACTTATTCTCCTTGTGATTGTTCTAGGTACTTCGTTAAATTGAAGCCCTCTGTTTTCATTGCTTCAGCAAGGTTACCTGGTTGCTTTGGTGTTCCCCCGCCTGCCGGATTATATCCTTGTTGCGAGCCACCGTCAAACAAATATCCCTTACTATCTTGCAACTTTTCAATTTGATCATTAAGCCCAGACAAGTCGCCGTCATCCGTCAGTTTGATTGCTTCCATGTCTAAGAATGGCTTCAAGTCTTGTGGATCACGTGCCTTCGTTTTAGATAATGCGTCGCTCAATGCGCTATCAAGTTTCGTTGCTGCCAACTTTTCATTAAGTGATTGCGTATCGGTGTCATATTTGCTTTGTAAATCTGACAATCGCGTTGATAATTCTTCATTATCTCCCGCACCTTTTTTCAAATCCTTAATATCCTTGTCGCGTTGTGTCATCTGTTCATTTAAGCTGTCACGCTCGGCAGTTACGGTATCAAGCTTTGCATTTTCTTGCTTGATTAATTCACCTTTTAACGCCATCACACCTTTGACTTGCTCATCATCAAGACCTAACGATTTCAAAGCTTCTGTGTTCATACTTTACCTCCCGCGGTTGTTGCGGCAGTCCGCCCTGCCATGAGTTAGGTATGAAAAATGAACAGTTTAGCGACATATTCAGGTCGTTTTATGTAAGTCATCCCACATCATCGGTCAGCGGGAACAAATTTTGTTCAAACAAAAAGCAACCACTTTCGTGATTGCTTTAATATTTACCATTTTTCAGATGTAGTTATTTTTGTAATAAAATCTGATATCTTAGCAAGTTTCTTATTAGTAGCAGAATCATTCGTTTGAACCTCAGCAGTCTCGATTTCAACCAGTTTATCAAACACTTGATCGAATGCTTCATCAGTCATCACATCTTCAAACACAATGCCAAAATCGTGCTTCAACGTAGTGACTTCATGTTCAGTTAAATAGTCATTTATCTTTTGCATATTTCTTAGCATACCTTTCTTGTGTTTTATACGTGGTGACAACATTACCAGTCTCTGGATTAATAACAACCGTTGATTGTTGACCTAAATATTTACGCCCAACTTGGCCACTGCCATTTACTTTATCTGGATAAACATGTAATGGATTAGTCAATGCCTGCTTAATACTAGAGACACCGACTTCTCGTTGAGCCATTCGTTCTGTTACATGCCTAGATATACCAGATATTTTAACACCATCTTTTGTTGCTACACCAATAATACCATTTTTTGAGATAGCCTGCTGATATGCAAACCATTCATTAAATGTCTGACTTGGTACCTGCTCACCTTTGCCTGTGTCTGGATTACGTGCCCAACGAGTTGATTTTTCTTCGGACATTTCATCAAACCAAGGTACTGTGGTG